AAGATTTAGATGGTTTCTTCATAATATTTTTATCACCCATCATTTTTATATTAGGGTTCTCTTTCTTATACTCATCTTTCATAGAATCCCAATGACTATTATCGTTATCAGGTCTATTATCTAAACTTGTAGGAGCAATACCTGTACATTTTTTGACTAATAAATAAAATTCAGGGTTATGCTTTAATGAGGGATTACCATTAACTCTGCCACACATTTTCATTAGTTCTAATTGTTGTTTTAATTTTATGTTTTCTTTTTGAGTTTTACAATCTGTGCCTAAATATTTTCTATAAGTAAATCTAACATATTCATCTTCGTGTGTATTACTGTCACTATAGTTATAATCAGTATCACGTCTTTCTGTACTTACCTCAAATTCTCCACATCTTACGCCATATTCATTTAGATAATCATTTCTTGCTGAAGCACCACTTGTTAATCCAGCTATAATTATAGTTGCTAGTAAAAATGCAATTATATAATTTTCTAAGTATTTCATTTATCATAAATCCTATCTGTTTAAATCCTTAATATCATATGAGTGTTCACGCACTTGGTCAGCTAACTGTCTGTATAAGTTCTCTGCCATTTGCCAAGTAGCTTCTGCTGATGATAATCTAGTATTCATATCTGTTAATTCTTTTTGTGCTACATTTAATTCGCTTTCTAGTTTTATAATAGTAACTTTACTTTCATTTATAGTTGTTGTTAAATTTAAAACGTATTTTACTGAAGTAAAACCCCCAACTACTATTGAAGCTACTACTGGTATAAAAATAAAGTTTTTTTTAAATAATTCTGCAAAGTTCATTATAATGCCTCAGTAGCTGATAATGATATTCCATATTTACTTACTTGGTCTGTATCCCAACCAGTTTCGTTATTATCTAATCTCATTATTGTTTTTGCATTTGTGTATGTAACAGTAGCATCATTAGCTATTGTTTCTATACCTTGTCTTAATGCTGGTTCTATTTTAACATCTGCTTCACCTGAACCATTAGCACTTACATCAGCAGTTACCATATACATATAAGAACCTATCTGTATATAATCACCAGCTTTGAATACATTTGCTCTACTAGCTGTAAAACCATCTAGAGCTACCTGATTACCTGTTTGACTTGCTCCATTGACTCTGACAGTCCCTGTGGCTGTTCCTTGTATGGTTTTTCTGTCTTGATCACCTATACTAAACGTGCCTCTCCTACCTCTTAATTGTAAAAGAAAAGCTAATACAACTGATGCGTTTACTTTTAACATTGGTGGAAATTTAATTTGTGTAGTCCAGTATTCGCCCTCGTGTTGAACGATTTGGTCTTGACCAGTAAATGGACTGGTAGATACTGCTACAGTTCTAACTAATGAAAATCTTTGTGTTTGTACCCCAACAACAGTTGGAAATGTTAATGGGTATGTTGGTGTAAATACTGCCATAATTATCCTCCGAATGCTTTTGCAAATTTACCACCTCTCAATTTAGCATCTGCTACTGCTGATATAGTTGATTGTTGTATAGTTGGCAACATATTTGCTATTTCTGATCTTACTGTGTTTGTTACACCTAAAGCAAAATTTAAGTTTTGTGTTATTTGTACTCCACCACCTCCACCCATCATAGATTTAGTGTCTGCATTATTTTTAATTACACCAGCACTAGCAGGAACAAATAATTCAGGTCCTCTCTCACCTACCATTCTTGGTACATTTGACTGCTGAACATTACCACCTGATGCTGTGCTTCCCATTGTAGCTGATAAATCTGCTGTTCCACCACCTGAAAAAATAGCACCTATTATTCCACTTAGACCACCACTACCTTGAATACCTTGTTTTATAGCTTTAGTTATTCTATCCATTACTAATACTTGGAATAATGTTTTTTGAATATCTATTAATACTTCTCTTAAAATATCTTTAAATTTTAAAGCACCTGTTTCACCTCTAGCAAAAGCATCAAATATCTTATTACCAGTTTTTTCAAATGTTTTAGCTACACCATCAGCTATACCATCCATAGCTCTTTGTATTTCATTAAATTTTTGTGTTCTTGTTGCTAATAAATCTATATTTTCTGATGCTTGTTGTATTGCTGTATTTATTACTCCTTGATCTGTAATCTTTTTAGATAATAGTGCATCTTCTATCTTTCTTGCCATAGCAAGTTTTCTTAATTCTAATTCTGTTTTACCTAAATCTTCTATTTCTCTACGTGATGCTAGTTCTCTTTTTTTTGTTGATCTAATTGTAATTTTTCAAAACCTGATTGTTGTTGTGATAAAGCATTTGCTTTTGCTGTTGCTCTAGCTTTACTTTCTTCATTTTTTGTTAATAATTTTAATATAGAGCTTCTTTCTTCATTTAATCTATTAAGTTGCGAATTTATTTGTTCTTCATCTTCTGCCATTTGAACACTATTTATTAAAGTGTCATTTAATTTATTCATTTCAGCATCAATATCTGCTAATTTTCCCTTTAAATCTTCTTCTCCTAAACCTCTTAAACTTCCTTCAAAATCACCAAAAGCCATATTTAAAAGTTTCATAGCACCTGTAACGAGGTCTATTGCAAATTTAGTTAATCTATTATTTTCTATAAATATTGTAAATTCTTCATTAAGAGTATCTAATTGTCCAGACAATCCTGTTGCCGCATCTTTTGCTACACCCTCAACTTGTCCCTTTAATGCTCCTAATAAAACTGTTTGTGCTTTAATTTTTTGACCTAAGAAATCAAATGTTTTAATTTGTTCTTTTTGTTGAGTTGTAAATGAAACACCTACTCGTCTTAATGCTGATAAACCTATCTCAGGTTCTTCTAATGCTTTACCCAATTGCATTGCCGCACTCTTAGCACTACCAAAACCTACTTCAGCCAAATCTTGTGATAGTCTTAATGCTTCTTTAAATGTATCTCCTGTAATTGATTTAAAGGTTAATAATACACCTGCCGCATCTCTAATTTCCTGTGTACTTGCTAGTGTTTGTATTCCAATTTCTTGTGATAGTTCTTCTATTTCTAATAAACTTAAACCTGCCGCACCACCAGTTGCTTTTAATATACCCTCTAATTTTTTAAATTGTCTTTCTGCTCTAGCACCTGCCGCAACCATTTTACCTAAACCAAATACAAATGCCGCAACAGCTAATGTGGTAACAGCCGCTTTAAAACCAATATTACCAATAATAGTTCCTAATGAAGTAAGCCTACCTGCTACTGGTCCTAAGGGTCCTTGTATTGCCGCTATTGATTGAGAAGCTCTTCTAAATTTATCTTGAAATTGTCCTGCCGCAGTTCCAGCTTTCTTAGTTGCGTCAGATACTTGTTTTGTATTTTTTTTAACTGTATCTGTAGCTTTCTTAAACTTTCTTTCAAATTCTTCTGATTTGGTTCTTAGTTCTACTGTTATTGTTGCTTGATTTGCCATTAGTCAGGGAATCTCCTCATTAAACTTTCCATCTCATCCCTTAATACTGGTTGAGCTTTTTTACCTTTATTTACTTTCATACTGTAGCCCTCCATAGCAGACATAAATTCTTTAACACTACAACCCCAAAAGGTTTCAGGTGTCATATGGAGGAATCCTAATCCAATCTCTAGATAGTCTTGGATGGGGTAATAGCTTCTTGATTCTCCACCTCTGCTTTTGGGGAGTCTTCATCTTCCCCAGCAAAGATTGTACCTAAAACTTCTCCTGCCATAACAGCAGAAGTTGTTAAACCAGTTTGCATTATCATATCACCAACTGCAATATGTGTAAACTTACCTTTTGCACCTAATAGACCTTCGTGCAAAATAACTGATATATCACTTAAAGAGAATTTTTGTTCTGCAATTGATCTTGCTACATCCATTACAGATTTTCCTGTTCTGTGTTCTATATTTACTATGTTGTCAAAAGTAAGTCTAAATAATCTTTCTTTATCACCAAACTTACGACTTATCTCACCCTTGTATTTGTTCATTGTCATCTCCTAATGCTTTCTTTAGTTTTTTCTTTGTTGATATTGATTTCTTCAACTCATCATTGTTGTCTTCTATACAATGAATTTCTGCTCTACTATTTGTAGTAACTAATTTTTGCACTATAAGATTATCGTGTCCATTAAGGGTAATTTTATCTAATGGACGACAATCAACATCTTTATTACATTCAATAACTATATATTTTAATTTAGTTACTTTTATGAATCCGTGATGTTGATCGCCATTTAATTCAAAGTTAATCACTTTCCAACCATTTGTCCATTCAATCATAATTACGCGTTAGTGTAAGTTATTGTATTATGTGATTCTAATGTTACAGAATATGTTTCTTCACCATTATACTCACCAGCTCTTTCGTAACTTGTTATCAAAAAAGCACCTTTAACACTTGAACCATCACCAAAAATTAAATCATAATTTTTAATTTGACCATCAAACGCAAAACCTCTTAAAATGTTTTCTGTTGATGAGTCTGTGAATACTCCACTAGCTGATATTGACATACTTCTAATTCCACCACCTTCTAATAAATCTCTTGCTTTATCTGAACCACTTGTAACGAATGCGTTTGAATCTTTAGTTGTAACATCAACCATTTCTCCATTTATACTCATAGATGTACTTCTTAGTCCACCTATAGTTGCTGGAGTGCCTGTGCTATTGTCTTTTAATAAAAAGCTACTTCCTTTTTGTACTGCCATTTTATTTCTCCTTATTTATTTTTATCTTAATTATCATAAACTACTGCTCTAAATCTCTGTAATCCGTGTGATGTTAATCCATCATTTTCCTTTATCACATCAGAAAATTCAAATCTTAAATTGACAAGACTTGCTCCTGAAACAGATAAAGAGGATTCGTGCAACAGAGCGTAAATTCTACTCATAATCTCTTTTATTTGCTTACTTCCTCTATACCTTGAAAATGAGTGAATGACAAGAGTATGTTCATTACCTTGTAAACTTTTTGTTCCATTATCTATTGCTGTTTCTTCTCCTAGCTTTACATAAGGAAAAGCTGAAGAATCAGGAACATAATCATATACTGTAGCACCTAATGTGCTTGTTAGGTTATTATCACCACTTAAACTATCAAAAATTGTTTTCTGTAATTGTATGCTATGATCACTCATTATTTACCAAACTTTTCTAGACTTTGTTTAATCTTTTGAAACAATACCTCTGCTATCTTAGGTTTGCTTTTTTCTGACGCTGGAAACATAAATGGTCTAGGTAACATTTTACTTGTTCCATATTCTAAGAATTTACTATACGATGCTTCACTTCTAACTTCTACAAAATCTTTTTGTGCTTTAACTCTTATATTACTTACTAAGAACCCTGTATCACTAGCTGGTGCTTCTCCAGGTGCTGATGCTTTATGTGTTCTAGTTGGATTATATTTCTTGTATGTTTTACCTGATTTAGAACCTTGTTGAATACTTCTAATAGCTTCAGTTCTTATTAATTGTCCACCACCTAATAAAACATTTTGCATATCTTTTTCTAAATCTTCTTTTACTTTGTCAAGAGCTTCAATTGCCCTTTCTACTCCTGTAAATTGAAACTTAATATTCATTATGTTCCTACGTTTTCTGTTGCTACTAATTTAATATATTTATCATATAGGTTATCATTTTCTATACTTTTAATATCAAATGTTCTTGAACCAAATAATATTCTCATTGATGTTAGTATTCCTGATCTAAATCTTATTATAAACTCAAAATCTTGTGGGTTACTTATTTGTTCACCTGATTGTTCATTAAATACTTGTTTACCTGCTTTCGCTTTTATTTGTGCAAAAGCTGTAATAAATGTAGTTCTACCTGTAGTATAACCACCAAAATTATCACTAGATAATGCTGTGTTTTGAATTGTGATTTTGTTTCTTAATTTACCGACTGGTGAAACACTTCCCATATCAACCTCCCAGTATTGAGTTAATTCTTTCTACTTTGTATGGTTGAAAATTTGCTCCAATTGTATAAGGAATTGAATTGACAGATAAACTTGTTACTGCATCTCTGTTTTCATAAAGATGTCCAGCTAACATTGTTATTCCGTGTTTAATAGGTGCAGGTACATCTGATGCTCCACCATAACCTGCTACATATTTTATTTCATAAGCATTAGCATTTCTTGTTTCTGATACTGTAGGCCAACTAGCACCTGTTTTTAAAACAATTCTACCTTGTTGACTAATAGTATCTACATAATAATTTGATGATGCAAAAGTAGAAGCATTATTATCATTATCATAATATTTAACGTGTGTTACAGATGCTACTGGTGCTTTGGGTAATACTATAAAATTTGAATTGTATTCTAAATCAGGAGCTGTGTATATTCCCTCTTGTAATTTTATATCGCTGTAGAATGGAAGTCTGTCTAAAAAAAGACTTAATGTTTGAGTTGTGATAGCTCTATTAAGATATACTTCTGCTATATTTTGTGCTGAGTCAATTAAAGTTCCAATATAAGTATCATCATCACTAAAGCCACTATCTATTCTTAAATGTGTTTTAACCTCAGTTGTTGAAACTGCTTTTGTACTCCACGCTGTATCAATTTTAAGACCTGACATTTCACTTTACTTTTTCTTTTTACCCATTACTTTTTTTAAAATTTTCTTAACTTTTGTTTCAGTTGGTTTTACTATTGTCTTTTCAATTTTAGAACCTGATTTCTGTGCTTTACCACTATTAATCCACTTTGAAGCCATTTTCATTTGCCACTCTGTTTCAAAAGTATATTCTTTATCTTTTTTGTAAACCATAGTTGAAGCGCCTAAATCATCAGCTTTTGCAACGTGATTTACTTTCATTTTTATTTTCATAATTACTCCTTTTAAATTTTAACATTTAAGGGGGAAATACCTCTCGGCAGGATCCCCCTCAAATTCTATTAATTATTGGTTAGCTTGTGAAGCAGTAGGACCTGAAAGAGGTCTTCCTTTAACTCCAGTAACACCAAATATTGTACCTGTTCCATGCGTACCACTAAAGTTTAAAACTACTCTAGAGTATCTTTTGCCACCTACATAACCGATTGCGTAAACTGCATTACAGTCGCCATCAGCATCAATAGTTTGCCATAGACCATTAGTTCCCACTGTTCCACCTACAACATCTGTATTAGATGTTACGTCTGTGAAAGTTACGTTGTCATCAGAATGTTCTAATTCTATTTCAACTTTGTGAGTTGTACTGAATGTGATTCCGTTAGCTCCTACATTAACTACGTGAGTTACTGAAGAGAAGCCTTGTGAGTCAACACCTGTACAATTAGTGTCAGCATCTTTTACGATTGCATTTAAAGATTCATCAATCTTTATGCCACTTTTTCCATCATATATTGCCATTTTATTATCTCCTATAAGTTATAATTACTGAATAGTAATTGTTGTTATTGCTTCAGGTAAGATAACTTGTCCACCAACACGTCTTCTAGCAATGTATCTTACATTACCAGCAGATGCTTGTGTGAAAGGATCTCTCATAATTGATAAAGAAACTCTATCAACAATTAAATAACCTCTTCTGTAATCACCAAATAAAACTGGTTTAGTTCCATCAGCAACGTCAGCTAAGTCAGATGCTTCTACAATTGGATGTCCTAATAAATTAGAACCTACACCCATTTGATAAAGACCTGGTTGGAAGATGTATTGACCGCCACCATCTTTCAGTTTTCTAATTGCTGAAAGTGTTGATCTATTAAACATCCAAGTAGCATTTCTCATATACTCAGATTTAATATTGTGTGCCGCACCAATTAAGTCATCTGTTGCAAGTGCATCGTTAGCCGCTGTTGTTATATTATTACCTGCATTAGTTATTAAACCTTGAGGTTTTCCAACTGAGTTACCTGAAATAAATGCGTTTCCTTCAGCTTTTGCAAATTGCTCTACAAACTCTGCATTCATTTCTGCTTCTAAATTGAAAACTGAATCTTCAAGTTCTTGCTCAGAAATATCTACTAAAGCATATAACTCGTGAGCTGGAATTTCTTCCAAGCCAACAGCATATCCTGCAGTTTCTGATCTTGTACCTTGTTCAGCTACCCACTCGGCAGAGAATGTACCAGTTCTTTTTGGAACTTGAATACTTCTTTGTCCAGTTGATCTAACTCTAGCTACTGATCTTACTGGGCTAAATTCAATAATACCTTTGATTATTTCTCTCACGTACTCAGGTGGAGCTAAATAACCAGCAGTGTTATCATTAGACACAGTTAAAACTTTAACTTCGTCAGGTGTTAGGTTTTCTTTACCTTTTCTCATCCATTTATCAAATACTTGTCTTTGTTTTGATTCAATTGGTGAACCTTTTCCAAAGTCAGGTCTTGACACAATAGTTTCTAGTCTTGCCATCGCTTCTTGATTAGCTTTTGTTGACTCAGATGCTACTTTCATAGACTTTTCCATATCAGCAATTCTATCTAAATCTTTTTCAATTTTTGATAGTTTTTCTTCTGTGATAGGATCTGCGCTACCTTTAGCTTCGATCTGTTTTAATCTTTCATCATTTGTTTCTTTGAAAGACTCAAAAGTTTTACCAAGAGTTTCAACAGCAGATTTTACTTCTTTATTATCCATAATGTTTTCCTCTATGTTTTATTGTTTAAGAATGTCAGCTACTTTATTAATTAAAGTTGCTAACTGTTTATTGTCATCACCAGCATCTCGCTGAGATAAAGATTCAGATAATGCTTTTGCACCCATCTTAGCCTCTGTCCGAGAAAGACCTCCTGCATCACGCAAGATTTTTTCCCACTCTCGAATACTTTTAGAATTAGCTTTAACATTTTCAATTAAAGCTCTTTCGTTCATTGGAAACGTAACTAAACTAATTTCCATAAGGTCAACTTCTTTAAGAGTTCTAGTGCCTCTTTTGTTTTCGTTGTAACCTTGTTTTTCAGGGTCTGCTCTAAATCCTATAGACATACCATCTAAAGCTCCCATTTTTAATAATTCATATGCTTCTCTACCCTTTTGGGTTCCCATAGCTAATCTACCTTTAACAAATAAACCCTTTTCATCTTCATACATATTTTCAAAGACACCTATTGGTTCATCTGTCTTATGTTGATATAATAATTTTACTTTACTTGCAGGTCTATCTTCTAATGATTTAGTGAAAGCACCTTTTTGCATAATATCACTACCTTGATCTTCGTTACCAAATATAGAACCATAACCTGTAAATGTTCCTTTATCATCATTAGCTTTTACTTCTGAGTGAAAGGTTAATTTTTTAATTTCTGTATCACATTGACAAACTCCATCATCTTGACATACGCAAACACTTTTCATTGGTTTTTTCTTTTTAGGTTTTTTATGATATTTGTCTTCTTCTTCTTCATCACCATATCCTTTGCTTATTGCTTCTTCATAAGCATCGTGTGTTTTACAAGGCATATAAATAGTTTTGCCATCTTTATCCATTGAGTGAGTTCCTACACATCCAATTTCTTTTGCTTTATCTAGTGCATCTTCTTCATTATTAAACTGATCTTCAGCTCTAGATATTTTTTCTTCTGTTTGACTTATAACGTCTGTAAGGGTTTTAATCGCATCACCCATTTTTTCAATATCACTCATAGTGTATTTCTCCTTTTTACCATTTTCAAATTGCTTACTGCAAACTGCTAATCTTTGTGTTGCATCAGGATACTCTGATTTAGACTTGTCATCAGACATACATCTACTCATAAAATCCTCTCTCTTTTCTTTATTATTTGGTTTAACTAATGGCATTATTTTTCAAATTTACTTATTACGTGTTTGTCAATATTTTGCCATAATGTTTTACCTAGCTTTTGTATTCCGTATTTCTTTTGAATTACAACTCCAGCTGTTAAACCTATTAAAAATATAATTATTAATTCCATATTACTACCTCTACAAGAAATCAGGCGTTGTGTAAATAGATACACACCGACAATTTAT